GCCAAGGTAGCGGCGGCCAAGGCGGACGCAGGAAGACGGCAACTGGCATTAAATGTTGCCATGGACCCCGAAGCTTATGGCCTGAGCATGCCCAAGTTGTTTGCTGATGGCGGCCCGGTATACAGAGCAGGGGGTTCTCCTGAGACAGGGGAATACTTCCAAGACCCCATGGGCGCACCCAGTGCTCCTATCACTGCTGACACTTTTGCTAAGGGCAAGAAATTCAAAGCAGCGGACGCGTTGCAAGCGGTCAAGGAAGTGGGTACGGGCGTAGTGCGCAACGTCAAGAATATTGCGCAAGGCGTATCTGAAACACCTTACAACTTGGTTGGTGGCGTGGCCGACATAGGCAACATGGTGTTGACACCTTTTGGTTTGGGCTCCAAGGAACCAATGTTAGGCAGTGAGCATCTAAAGCGATTAGCTTTAGAAGCAGGCATTCGCCAAGCCCCGCCAACGGACCCTCGGGACGCAGGCTTCTACATGATGGGTGAGCTTGGTGCGAGTGTCGTGAACCCCGGACCAATAGCTGCCAAGGTTGGCCAAGCAACGGAGAAAGCTGTTGCCACCGGCGGCAAGGCTGTGGCCAGAGAAATGTTGCGCGGTATGGAAGGCCAAGGCGTACTGGCTCCCGTCAGTCCGCAAGGTGCAATCATGTACGCCGTCAAGCCAAAGGGCGGCAGATTCGTGGGCCACGAAACAGCAAGCGGTCAATTCATTGACAGCGTAGATGAACTGATTCAGTCTGGGGAGTTGATGCCTGAGACTCGCTCCGAGCTGAAGATTCCGATGCAGTCAAGGAAAGCCTTGAATGATTGGATGCAGACTAAGCTGGCTAGGTACATCCGCAGTGACATGGCAACGGAGAACGACCAATTTGTCAAGGCCACGGATCAGGGCAAGAAACTTCATTTGCATGAGGATATCGATGAGAGACTTCCTCCAATGGATGTTGGGCATACTCGCGTGATGGAAGGCTTCCCTAGAAAAGGCTTTGCCAAAACAGAGTTGGGCCAAAAGGTAGAAGCTCAAATTGATTCTTCCCTGTTCCCTCAAACTGTGGGAGAAATGGAAAGATACGAGTTGCATCCCACAGCTCGGTATCTACAAGACGAGGCTCCGTTTACTCGGGTGTATCAGCCCGGGTACAACTTGGCGGAAAGAATGCAGTTCCCCAAGATGATGGAAGGCATGGAAGACATGCTGTCCACGGAAAAAAACTTCAAGGCGTATGGGGAGTTTTCTACCCCAATCCCAGAGGAATACCACCTTACTCCCGAAAAGCTGCAAGGCATGTCCCCTGTTCAGGCTTCTGAAAAAGTTGCCATGTTCAATCAGTGGCGAGACAGGGAAAGACAGGTACAAGCGGCCAAGTATTTGGACAAATACGGCAACACGTACAAGAAGTATGACAACGGTCGCAAATGGATTGCCATGGATGATCTGGCCGAAGAACCAAAGCAGGCGGAACTCGTACAGCAAGCAGGCTGCTTAGGTGGCTGGTGTACCGTGGACGAAGCCCATGCCATGGAGAACGGCAGTGGCGATAACCGGTTGCATATCTTGTTTGATGAGAAATCCGTTCCGCGTGTCCAACTGACTGTCACAAAGACTACGCCAACGGCATATGACTTCATCGAGCATATGGACTATGACCAGATCACCAACTTTCAAAATAAGCATGGCAACTTAAACTACCTACCTGAAGAGCAGATTCAAGCCACTCCAGAATATCAAGTATGGGCAAGAGCACAAGACAACTCAGAGCGCATCACCGAAATCAAAGGTCAATTCAATGCACGGGATTTGATGAAGGATCCAAATTCCCGTAAATATTTGAAAGAAGTCCAAGACTTTGTCAAGAGTAAAGACTGGGGAGCGGTTGCCAATCTTGATGGCATCAACATGATCAACTTGGATGAATCTCTTCCTGTGTTATCTCGCGGCTTAAGCCCAGAGCAGGTTAATCAATTACGTGAGTTCATGAAGAGCTTGAATGATGGCTCTTTGTACGCGGATAAAAACAAAGGCGAAAATATCTTGCAAGAAGCAAGCTTGCGTTTGCTCCGCCCTCTTTCTCCTCCCGGACGCGCAATGGGTGGTATGGTAGAACGTCAACCCAGCACTGCCCGATACATTTAAGGACACAACATGCCCATCGAAAAACGCATCACAGGCGATGACTACCCCGACGCAGGGATAGATATTGAAGTTGAATCACAGGAAGCTCCTGAGAACTTGCCTGATGTAGAGATTCAATTCGATTCCGAGACAGGCGATTTGCTGGTAAATATCGGCAAAGAGGACGATGAAGATGTGCCCTTTGATGCCAATTTGGCCGATGTCATTGACAGCGATGTGTTGGGCAAGATCAGCGGCGATTTGATGTTGTTGTTTGATGCTGATCGTTCTTCACGCAAGGATTGGGAAGATCAGTACAGCAAGGGCATCAAGCTCTTGGGCTTCACCATGGAAGAGCGCACCAAGCCATTCAAGGGCGCAAGCGGCGTGAGCCACCCCTTGTTGACCGAGAGCATTGTCCAATTCCAATCCACTGCACTGAAGGAACTCTTGCCCTCTGAAGGTCCCGTGCGCACGCAGGTACTGGGCAAGGAAACACGCGAGAAGCTCATGCAAGCCGACCGCGTTCGTGACTTCATGAACTACCAGATCACTTCGGTGATGGAAGAGTACACCCCGGACTTTGATCAGCTTTTGTTCTACACCGGCTACGGCGGCTCAACTTTCAAGAAGGTCTACTACGACGAAAACAAGGGCCGCATGGTAAGCGCTTTGGTGCTGCCAGACAACTTGTATATCCCGTACTGGGGCAGCTCTGTTATGAGCGAATGCGAGCGCATTATTCACCGCGTTCCGATGACCACCAACGATTACAAGAAAGCAGTTGTCCGTGGTCAATACTTGGATGAAGCCCAGCCCCAATCCCTGAATGACAACGGCCAGAGCACAATCAAGAAGGCTGTTGACAAGGCCATGGGCATGTCACCTAATGCTGAGGAAGAAGAAATCAGCCTGCTTGAGTTCCAGTTGGATTACGACTTGGAAGGCTTTGAGCACAAGGACGAGAACGGCGAAGTCACAGGTATTGCGTTGCCTTACATCATCACGTTGGACGAGAACACTGGCGATGTCGTTGGTATTCGTCGCAACTGGAGAGAGGGCGACAAGCTCTTTAGACGCAGACAATACTACATCCACTACCGCCTTGTACAAGGACCCGGAGCCTATGGCCTTGGCTTCTTGCACTTGGTTGGCAACCTGTCCAAGACCGCTACTGCCGCACTGCAACAACTGCTTGATGCTGGTACGTTGGTGAATCTGCCAGCGGGCTTTAAGGCCAAGGGCGCACGGATCATGAACGATGACGTGCCAATCCAGCCGGGTGAATGGCGCGACATGGATGCGGGCGGTATGGAGCTGCAATCATCTTTGTTGCCACTGCCCTACAAAGAGCCCAGCCAAACGCTTATGGCACTGCTTGGATTCTGTGTGCAGGCCGGTCAGCGCATGGCCAGTATCTCTGACATGCAAGTTGGCGACAGCAATCAAAACGCTGCTGTGGGAACGACGATTGCTTTGCTTGAGAAGGGCAGCTCGGTCATGTCGGCCATCCATAAGCGATTGCATTACAGCCAAAAGCTGGAGTTTCAACTGCTCGCCAAGGGCTTTGCTGAATACTTGCCTGACGAGTACCCTTACGATGTCCCCGGAGAGAGCCGCGTCATCAAGAAGCGAGACTTTGATGACCGCATCGATGTATTGCCTGTTTCTGACCCCAACATTTTCTCAATTGCTCAACGCATCACCATGGCGCAAACCCAGTTGCAACTGGCACAAAGCGCTCCACAGATGCACAACATGTACGAAGCCTATCGCAGGATGTACGAAGCGATTGGTGTGCGCGATATTGACCAGATATTGAACACACAGAATGTGGATAAACCAAAGGATCCTGCAAGCGAAAACGCACAGGCTTTGGACGGCTCACCACTTAAAGCATTTGCTGGCCAGCAACACGATGCGCACATCATGACGCACATTTTGTTTGGTATGTCCCCCATGATGCAAGGTATGCCCAATGTTGCAGTGAATCTGCAAAAGCACATTTTTGATCACATTCGCTTGAAAGCTGAAGAGGATACGGAAGCCGAATTGTTCAAACAGTACGGTACTGATCCCGATGGAACAGTGTCCTCATTGCAGCGCGAAGCAATGATTGCTACAAAGGTTGCTCAAGGTTTCCAAGAGGTCAAGCAGTTGCAAGAGAAGCTGTCGGGTAATCAGGAAGATCCATTGATTGCGTTGAAGAAACAAGAGCTGGAACAGTCGGCAAAGAACGATCAGGCTAGACTTGGCGTGGATCAAGCTAAGTTGCAACTCTCTCAACAAAAAGAACAAGCTGACCAACAGGAAAGCCAAGCTAAGTTAATGTTGTCCGCCCAGAAAATGCAAGCGGATGCCGCTAAAACGGCCAACCAAGGAGCTCAAAATGCGTAACAAGCCCAAAGTAATGCCAAAAATGGCACAGAAAACAAAAAAACATGTGCCAAAAGCACCTCCAAGTGGTAAAAAACCATCTGGTGTTACGTACGTTTATCGAAAAGATGCGTTCAACAAGGTAAAAATCGCGTAATTGCATGCATAATGTGAGTACACCCTTCGGACAGGGGCCTAAACTGTCTGCTTCATTGGAGTAATCCATGCTTGAATTTGCAGAAACCGTTCTATCTTCCGTTCGTCGCCTCCAAAGGGAGACGCATGAGTCGATTTTGAGCGGTGGAATACGGGATATGGAGCAGTACAAGTTCCTGATGGGCCGTCTTGAGGGGTTTCGGTTTGTTGAAGAGGCAGTAAAAGAGCTTCTCAACAAAAATCCCAATCTTTGAGGACCATACATGACAGAAGTTACTGCACTGGAACAGAAATGGGCACAAGAAGCGGAAGAAGAAGCCGCCCAAGCGGCAGCAAATGCCGTGGCAGACGCAGCAGCGTCCGCAGCAGCCCGAAAAGATCACGATGATCAGGTAGCAAACATCAGGGAACACCTTCCCAAGGCCACCGGCTGGCGTTTAATCGTTCTTCCCTACCGTGGCGCACGCAAAACCAAGGGGGGCATCGAATTGGCCGACCAAACCCTTGAGCGCCAGCAGCTTACAACCACTTGTGCATATGTTTTGTCTGTTGGGCCCTTGGCCTACAGAGACGAAGGCAAGTTCCCCACCGGCGCTTGGTGCAAGGAGGGGGATTGGATCATTTTTGGCCGCTACGCGGGTGCGCGTATGGCCATTGACGGTGGAGAGATCCGAATTCTCAACGATGACGAGATCTTGGCCACTATAAACGACCCAGAAGACATTCTGCACATGTGAGGTAATAAATGGGAACAGCAACAGTACCGGATAGCCAGTTGGAGTTTGATTTGGGCGAAAATGAAGTTGCCACAGACATCTCCATCAACGAAGAAGGCAATGCAGAGGTCCAAGAAACCCCTGCCGTTGCCATTGATACGCAATCTAATCGTGAAGAGCTGGAAACTATCAGCGATAACGTCCAAAAGCGTATCTCCAAGCTCACCGCCCGCATGCGGGAGGCCGAGCGCCGTGAACAAGCTGCAATTGAGTACGCCAAAGGCCTGCAAACACAGACCCAGTCGCTTCAGCAAAAGCTTGTACATACAGACTACAGCCGCTTGAACGAAGCCAAGACCCGTCTGGAGACTCAGCAAGCTACGCTCAAGGCCATCATCCGCAAAGCTCGCGAAGAAGGTGACATTGACACCGAAACCGAAGCAAATCAGCGCCTGACGGACCTTGTGTACGAGCAACGTCAGGTGGCAGGATGGCTGCAAGAGCAGGGCCAACAGGTTGAGACATACAGACAACAGCCTCAGCAACAAGCTCCGGTCCAACAGCCCGTTCAACAAGCCGCTCGTCCAAGCCCACAGGCAGAAGACTGGGCAGAACGTAATCCTTGGTTTGGTCAAGACCGCGTCCTGACCTATGCTGCATGGGGTATTCACGAAACCATGGTCAGTCAAGAAGGTATTGACCCCAATTCGGATGAATACTATACTGAACTGGATCGTAGACTCCAAGAAGAGTTTCCGAACAAGTTTCAGAGCCGTAGCTCTGCCCAACCAACCAGACAACAGCGTTCCGCACCCGCTGTTGCACCTGCAACCCGTAGTTCGGGAATCAACAACGTGCGCCGTACTGTTCGGCTTTCGCCGAGTCAGGTTGCCATTGCAAAGAAACTGGGTGTTCCGATTGAGGAATACGCCAAGTACGTTAAGGAGTAATCATGAGCGAAAAAATCACAATCGATAGAGCTTCACGTGCGGCTTCAACCCGCGAAAAAGAAGAGCGTCGCAAGCCATGGAAACCACCTTCACGCTTGGATACACCACCGCCTCCTGAGGGGTATGGATACCGTTGGATTCGTGCAGAAGTCAACGGTTTCTTGGATAAACAAAATGTTTATAGCAGCTTGCGCGAGGGTTATGAGCTTGTGCGCTTGGAAGATGTTCCTGAGGAATATCAAAACATGCTTCCTACCATTGAGGAAGGAAAGCATGCCGGAGTTATTTCGGTTGGGGGCCTGCTCCTTGCCAAAATTCCTTTGGAAACTGCAAAAGAACGTGATGTTTATTTCCGCCAAAAGGCCCGTGACCAGATGACTGCTGTGGATAACGAGATGATGCGAGAAAACGCTCACTCTACAATGCGCATTGAGAATCCCGAGAGAAGTTCACGGACGACTTTCGGACCCCGATAATTATCGGTATCCACAACTTTTTAGGAGCTTCAAATGGCAAATACAAATAAGCCTTTTGGTCTGCGTCCGCTTGGTAACTTGTCTGCTACTGGTGCACAGAAGCAATACGGCTATCAAATCGCGGATAACCAGTCCGGAGCCATTTATCAGGGCGACTTAGTCGTTCTGTATGATGGTTACATCATCAAGTACGACGCTGCTACGCATGCTGCCCCCACAGGCGTATTCAATGGCTGCCAGTACTACGACCCAACTCGCGCAGGCAAGCCGACTTGGAAAAACTTCTACCCCGGTAGCGTGGACATCACCTCTGGCATCATCGAATGTGAAGTTATCGATGATCCAAACCAGTTATTCTTGGTCCAAGCTGATGGTTCAGTTACTCAAGCCAACATTGGCAAGAATGCTGATCCCACAGCCTCTACCACAGGAAGCACCACCACAGGTATTTCCAACGGTACTCTCAGTTCCTCTTCGATTGCAAAAACTGCTGCATTAACGTTCAAGATTGTTGGCTTGTCCGCCACTGTTGACAACGAATTAGGCACTTATGCACAAGTGGTTGTGAAACTTAATCAACACCAGTACGGTAGCGTCGGTGTTGCATCTGACGGAGCTTAATCATGGCAATTACACGTTCACAACTCGTTAAGGAACTTGAGCCCGGTTTAAATGCCTTGTTTGGCATGGAATACAACCGCTATGAAAACGAACATGAAGAGATTTTCGACATCGAAACCTCTGACCGTGCGTTTGAAGAAGAGGTAATGTTGACCGGTTTTGGCACTGCTCCAGTGAAGACTGAGGGCGCTGGTGTTCAGTACGATACCGCTTTGGAATCGTTCACTGCTCGCTACACCCACGAAACCATCGCCATGGCGTTTGCGTTGACCGAAGAAGCTGTCGAAGATAACCTCTACGACCGTCTCTCTGGCCGCTACACCAAGGCATTGGCTCGTTCCATGTCTCAAACCAAGCAGGTCAAGGGCGCGAACGTCCTGAACAATGCTTTCACCGGCGGCGCTTATGCTGGCGGCGACGGTGTTGCTCTGTGTTCTACCGCTCACCCTACAGCTCTGGGTCCCAATTTCGCCAATACGCCTGCAACACAGGCTGATTTGAACGAAACCTCCTTAGAGCAAGGCATCATCGACATCGCAGCGTTCACCGACGAACGTGGTTTGAAGGTCGCTCTGACTGCCCGTAAGATGATCGTTCCTAAAGAACTTCAGTTCACCGCTGAACGCCTGATGAAGAGCACTTTGCGTACGTCAAGCGCTGACAACGATATCAACGCGATCAAGTCCATGGGCTTGATTCCCGAAGGTTACGCTGTCAACCACTTCTTGACAGACACTAACGCTTGGTTTTTGATCACCGACGCGCCCAACGGCTTGAAGATGTTCCAGCGCTCACCAATCAAAACCGCTTTTGAAGGCGACTTTGACACTGGTAACGTGCGTTATAAGGCCCGCGAGCGTTACAGCTTTGGCTGGTCTGACCCACGCGGCATCTACGGTTCTTCAGGTTCGACCTGATGATAATTTGGTTTTAAGTAACCAAATGGGGGCCCTCAAAAGGGGCCCTTTTTTATTAGCCTTGCAACAGTCATAAAGACTCCGTAGGATTATTTTGCAGCATAGGGTTGCACCAAATTAAAGGAGTTTTTTATGTATAAGCTTGAAATTGAAATTGGCGATTGGGATTGGAATACAGATAAAGTGACCATTGAAACAGATGATTTTGAAAAAGCACAAATCATCCAAGAATTTATCGAGTTCCAAAAGAACTACGGCTGGGCTGTTGACTATGACGTTACCGACGAGTTTCTTGCCAACCAAAATGACGAAGACGAAGGCGTTGAGTTTGGCGAAGACGAAGAGTACGTTTACGACGAAGAAACCGATGCTTGGTATTGGTACGATGAGGATACCGATACTTGGTATGTTTACGATGAAGAGTCTGATGATTTTGTAGAGTACCTTGAGTACGAAGACGAAGACGAAGACGAGTCAGAAGACGAGGCTGAGGAACCCAGCACAGTAACGCACTACGTTATTACTCGCGTAGAAGAGTAATTTGAGTGGGGGCTTCGGCCCCCACTCATCATTCATTTTTTATGCGCAGCTTTTTTCAAATGGCGTTCGTTATAGTGATAAACCCTATGGCAGTTTGAGCACAACACTATGCACTGTTCAATTTCTTCCAATGCCTTTCTATAGCTCTTGGCTTGTACAAGTTTATGTACACTGTCATTCTTCATTTCCGGGTCTATGTGGTGAAAATCTAGAATTGCCGGATGGTAGGTTCCACACTCAAGGCAGGACAGAGTAGCTTTAAATTCTTTCCATTTTTGCTTGAAAGTTTTGTCTGTTTTTTTAGTAGCGTCTTTGACCTTTTGCTTATTGTTGGCGTAATGCTTCTTGGCATACTCCTGTTGCTTTTCTTTTTTTTTGATAGGATCTTTATAAGGCATATTGACATTCTACACAAAGGGTGTATATTGAGCGTATTCCGGGATTTCCCGGTGTATCTGACAGTCCCGGCTGACGACATGCAGACAGATACGCCACCACTTGCATGTAAGGAAAAACCATGGCAAATACCACATTTAACGGCCCAGTTCGTTCACAGAACGGCTTTCAATCGATCACAAAAAGTGCCACTACTGGCGCAGTAACTGTCACTGGTACGTTTGGCGCTTCCACCAGCGTCACCGATTTGACAACTACCAATCTGGTCTTCACTGATCAAAACCACCCTACAAAAGCCGCGATTAATGCAACGGCTACGGCCACCGCTGCACAGGTCGCAACTGGATACATCACATCCACTTCAGCCGCCGCCACCACCATCACATTGCCCACAGGCACCTTGCTTGGCGCTGCTATTGGCGCTACCAAAGGTACCGTGTTGGACCTGTACATTGACAACACCGGCGGCGCAAGCACAGTAACTATTGCTGTTGCAGTCAACGGCATTTTGTCTACTGCCGCTGCTGATTCTGCTACTAGTTTTGGTGATTTGACAGTTGCTGCTGGTGTAACCGGCCTTGCTCGTTTCACTATCATGTTCTCTAGCGCAACGGCCTACGTGTTTACCCGTACAGCCTAATTGGTCTCAGAGGCTTTAGCTTCGCTTTTAAAGGAGATTAATTATGTTTCAGTATGACGTAAAACAGGCGCACATAAACAGCAGTGGCTTTCTTGTCACTGGGCGGGCCCGTGTTAAAGCAATCTCGTTCACGGGCACTGCAACTGCTGGGTATGTGAGCCTGTTTGATACCATGACTGCGCCAGTAACCACTGCAACTTACGGCAGATCAGGCACTACGGTAACCATTACTTCAACCGGCCATGGCCTCTCCACAGGGGATGCAATTGGCGCGGATTTTGCCGCTGGTACAGGGGGCACAGCTACAAACGGTAATTATGTAGTTACTAGGGTAAATGCCAATACGTTTACTATCACAGACATCAACTCCGGCAGCATTACCGCTGGCGCAGCAATGGTGTATTCTGGTCGTTGGCTGATGACATTTGATGTGGCAGCAGGGGACAATTTCAACAACGTCAGTCTTATTCCGGGCGACGGCGTAGTGGCCTACAACGGAATTTACGCCCAAATGTCGAATTTAGCCGCAACAAACATTTTCTACGGATAAGGAGTCCATCATGGGACGTGCAGCAAAAATGTCAATTCCTGAGTACCAAGGCGAAGTTCAGCCCGGTGCCAACAAGCAGGACATGGGTAAGGGTGGTCCAAAACAGGTTGCTCGCAAGAGCGGCCCTAAGCCCTCTAGCTCATTCTCTCCTCGCGGCGTGGGCATGGCCCGCAACAAGCCTTGCAAGATGTACTAATAAGGGGACGAACATGCCTTTTGGAAGATCTATACAAAATGTTGTTCCTGCGGTTCAAGCAGCTGTTCGAGGCCCTGTGGGACGGCTGACAAAACTGGCAGAGCAAGCTAAAAACAACCCACCTCAGTCGGTTGTTGGTGCGGCAGCCCCTTCCCTAAATCGAGTCGCAGGAATTGGATCTCGTTTTAGATTTAAGGATGGCGGAACTGTTTCCTCTGGTCGTGGCGATGGTATTGCTGTTCGCGGCAAAACCAAGTGCAAGATGTACTGAAATGGCTAAAACGCCAGCTTGGCAGAGGAAAGAGGGCAAGAGCCCGACCGGTGGTTTAAATGCCAAGGGTCGGGCTTCTGCCAAAAAGCAGGGCATGAACCTGAAGCCTCCTCAGCCCGAAGGCGGAGCCAGAAAGAAGTCGTTTTGTGCCCGAATGGAGGGCATGAAGAGCAAACTGACAAGCGAGAAGACAGCAAAAGATCCGAATAGCCGAATCAACAAAAGCCTTAAAAAATGGAAATGCTGATGGACATCAACACAATATGGTCAGCCACGTTATCCCTTATTATGGGAGCTGTATGGTTTTTTGTTCGTGAAAAACTGGAAGATATCAAACGGGTAGAAAGACTTTTAAACATAACTCGCGAGGAGATTGCCCGTGACTACGCAACCAATGCAGAGGTTCAAAGAGTTACTGATCATATTGACCAACGGTTTAATAGGCTTGAAGCAAAAATTGATCAACTTATTCAAGCTAAGGGTTAAAAATGCCAGCAAAATCTCTTAAACAAAAACGATTGATGGATGCGGCAGCACACAATCCAGCATTTGCAAAAAAAGTTGGCATCCCACAGTCTGTGGCGATGGATTTCAGTGAGGCCAGCAAAGGCAAAAAATTTCAAAAGGGTGGTGATACCATGGCAAAGATGACTCCAAAAATGAAAAAATTTGAAATGTCTAAAAAAGATGTTGAAAAAAAAGGCGTAAAAGAAGGCTCTAAAAAAGACATGATGATGGACAAGAGCATGATGGGCATGAAAAACGGCGGCGCAGCAATGCGCGGTCAGGGCATTGCTAAACGAGGCTATGCCGAAGGTGGCAAAATTGGTGGCGGCGGCTCTCAGGAAGTTCAAGTGCGTGGCGTTGGTGCTGCGCGTGCTCGTACAGCAAAAATTTGCTAATCCATGACCACATCAGGCGTAGCCAACTTTGATCTTCAGTTTGATGATCTGATTGCCGAGGCGTATGAACGCTGTGGCATAGAGGTCAGGGCTGGCTACGACATGAAAACGGCGTTGCGGTCGCTCAACATTATTTTTGCTGAGTGGGCCAACCGTGGTTTAAACCTTTGGACGATTGAGCAGCGCCAGCAGGTACTGACCCCCGGGGTGTATGAATACAACCTGCCAGACGATACCGTCAACGCCTTATCGGCGGTGATTCGGACCAATGCGGGCCTGTCTACACAGCAGGACATCACTATTGACCGCATTAGCCGAGCAGAATGGCTGCACATCCCCAACAAGAATACCCAGTCCAGACCTGCTCAATATTACGTACAGCGCTCGGTTCCCACTACGGTATATCTGTACCCCGCTCCTGACGATACGCAGACGTGGACGTTTGTGTATTACGCCATCAGACGTATTGAGAACGCTGGAGCGTACACCAATACCGCAGATATTGTTTTCCGGTTTTTACCTTGTTTGGTGGCGGCGTTAGCATTCCATTTGGCTGTTAAGAAGGCCCCGGATCGCATGGTCATTCTGAAACAACTATACGAAGAAGAATTTGCCCGAGCAGCGGCGGAAGATCGAGACACAGCCAGCGTGTTCCTGACACCAACCTATTCGGATAGGTAGTCATGGGCTACGCTTCAGGCAAGTTTGCGATTGCACTGTGTGACCAATGCGGTCAGCGGTACAAGCTGCTTGCTCTGATCAAGGATTGGAAGGGGTTTAAGGTTTGCACGGAATGCTATGAGCCAAAGCATCCACAGTTAGAGCCCAAACGAAACATCACGGAGCCACAGGCCTTGTATCAACCTCGACCAGAGTCTCGTTTGTACGTTACAGTCTATGTAGGCTTGACTGCGGACTCCTCGTTTGCGAGCATTGGCATGCAGCCGATGCCGTATTCCAAACAATTGGTGGCAGCCGGTGTGCTGTCCCCTGTAACCACGTCGATCACATGAACTACGCTCAACTCACTGCTGCTATTGAGGACTACACCGAGAACACGTTCACGGCGACGGAGCTTGCCATTTTTGTAAAGCAAGCCGAGCAACGCATCTACAACATGGTGCAGTTGGCCAACTTGCGCCGCAATCAGACGGGAACGATCACTTCAGGGAACAAGTATTTGTCGGCACCCGATGATTATTTGTCTACTTATTCTCTTGCGGTGTACACATATGCTTCTCCCACAGCTACGGGCACTTCGGGTGCGTTCACCATTACCGTCAGCAGTGCAACGGACATAGCTGTCGGCCAAGTGGTGACGGGTTCAGGTATTGGTACAGGTGCTCAGGTAACAATCATCAACGGCACAACCATTACCTTGTCTGTAGCCAATAGTGGGGTTGTTTCTGGAACAATCATCTTCCAAGGCGACTACTTGTATTTGCTGGACAAGGATGTCAACTTCATTCGTGAGGTGTACCCCAACCCCAATAGTAAGGCAGAGCCTAAATACTATGCCATCTTTGGGCCACAGTCTGCCAATGTGACCGAGCTATCGTTTATTTTGGGACCAACTCCGGACCGGACTTACAAAGCAGAACTGCATTACTACTACTACCCTGAATCGATTGTGACTGCGGGTACTTCATGGCTTGGAGACAACTTTGATTCCACACTCCTGTATGGGTCTTTGGTTGAGGCATACACCTTCATGAAGGGTGAGCAAGACATGATGGCGCTGTACGATGTCAAGTACAAAGAGGCAATGGCGCTTCTGAAGAACTTGGGCGATGGCAAACAACGGGCCGACACTTATCGTGATGGCCAAGTCAAGGTCAAGGTGCAGTAATGATTACAGCCGGTCTTACCACCAGTTTTAAAAGAGAAGTCCTTTTGGGCATACATGACCTAGATACGGACGTGCTCAAAATTGCCCTGTACACATCCAGTGCTGATTTAGGCCCCGATACGGCCATTTATTCCACCACGAATGAAGTATCTGGTACAGGATACACCGCTGGGGGAGAAGTGCTATTGAATGTTATTGTTCAGCAGGGCAACGGGACGGGGTATGCCACCTTTGACGATCCATCTTGGGCGGGTGCAAATTTCACTACCCGTGGTGCGTTGATCTACAATTACACTAAGGGCAACAAGTCGATTGGTGTGTTTAATTTTGGAACTGATCAGACAATGGCCAATCAAGGCTTCACCATTCAGTTACCAGCAGATAATCCTGAAACTGCTGTAATTCGGATCATTTAAGGAGAAAAGAATGCTGGTAACGACAACAAAAGGTGAAATGGACGATTCCCTGCTTGAAAAGCTGGAAGGTACCGTCGATAATGACAATGAACTGACTACATGGGTTGAGTATTGGTTGGATGGGGAACTTGTCCACCGTTCCGCTCATGTGACGTTGAAAAAGATGCCAGTTTTTGGCGGCGGCGAAACACAAACTTTAGGCTAAAGGAAACATCATGGCAAACACTCAATCAATGTGTACCTCATTCATGGGCGAGCTAATGCTTGGTCAACATCAACTTGGTACTTCAACCATCGTATCCCGTGGCAGCTTGACATCACCTACCACAGATACTGTTAAAGCGGCTTTGTACCTGACATCGGCAACGATTAATGCGGCGACTACTGTGTACACGGTAACTGGCGAGGTAACCGGCACCGGTTATACCGCTGGCGGCGTGACGGTAACAAATGCTACTGCTCCAACTTCAACCAATTCCTCAGCAACTGCGGGTGTGGCTTATTGGACCCCTTCAGCTTCAATTACCTACACTACAGTGACTTTGTCAACTGCATTTGATACCGTTTTGCTTTATAACTCAACTCAAAGCAACAAAGCCATCAGCGTCCACACATTTGGTTCTCAGACCATTACTGCGG